AGAATAATATTCAGGAAATAAATTTTGATTAAAATTCATATAATCAATAAATCTTCTTGTGTAATATTCTGCATATTCTCTTGCTTTAGCAACTAAATAATCTAATTCTTCTTTTGTAGCTGATTCGCTATTTTCTGATGTATGTTTAAATACTCCTCCGTTTTTTATTTGATAAGCAGCGAAAGGAATATAATCTACTTGAGCATACCAAATTAACATTGGTTGTATATAGGTTACCATTAAATTATAATAATTAGGATTTGCGGCATCAGTTAAAGTACCTGCATTTATTAATTCTTCAAATTTTTGATATAATTCAGTACCTAAAAAGTTTTGAATATGTATCGTTTGACTAATCTTAATAAAATATATAAATTTTGCAGTATCAACATTACCATCAATGATTGAATTTCTTACTAAATCTGTTCTATTTATAAATAGTGGTGTTGCCATAATTATTTATTTTTTGGATATGCTCCTCTTCCTTTTTGTCTATCTGTTGCTATTGCTGCTTTTTTACTTCCTCTTGGTGTTTTTAAATAACTTTTTGGAATTGTTTTTGTTTTTTTATAATTGCCTAAATTTTCACTTACTTCAGTATTTGAATCTAACCTATAAAGAACTCTTTTCCATTTATGTTGACAATATATTCCTCCTTTTAATTCAAAAATATTGTAAGGTAAATTAGGTTCGTGTCTAAATTCAGCATTTACTTCTGCATCGTTTTCAAATGGATAACTTGCTCTATCAATATCTTCTATTCTCCAAACCAAACCACTATCAGACAATCTCATCATTTCTTTACAAAATGCTCTTGATTCTCCAGTTTTTTGCATACCTCTTGCATATTTATATCTTATTTTATATAAACCATTTTTACTATCTAATTGACTAAAAGCAGAACCATCTCTTACACTACCAACATTATCTTCTGTTGCACTTTTTAATCCTAAAATGTCTTTAATTTTGCTTAGTGTTGATTTTTTTTCTTTAATTAAATAATTTGCCCAATCTTCATTACTGTATTCTGATTCTTCATCTAACTCATCCACAAATACATAATTTTCGCTCATTTTAGTAGCACTATTACCTAAAGTTCCTAAAACTACTTCAACTTCTTCTTCTGATAATTCTTCTTTAGCTTTTACACAATTAGGTCTTCGTTTGCCATCTATCATTTGCCAACCATCTTGTCTATAACCATCCCAACAAGGAGATTTTTTTAAACTTTCGTGATTCTCACAAGGCATATACCAAATTTCTCCTCCTACTTCGTGTTCGTGTGAACCCCCACAACCTTGTTCCTCAGCAACTTTTTCTGCTTCCTCTTTTGTTTTATATGCTCTTTTACCATCAATCATTTTAAGACTAAACTTTTCCATCTCAACTCCTGTTTCTTCTTCAATATCTTCTTTATCTTGAATTGAAGTATCAACTTCTGTAAATTCTAATGGTTGTAACGTAATAAAGTATAGGTTTAATGCAATATCATTAAAAGCAAGTATTTTATCAAAGCAACCTATTAAAAGTTCCTGAAAAGGTCTTATAACCGTATTATCCATTAATAAAGATGCAGTTTTTATTTCATCTGCATTATTTCCTAATCCTGTTGAGTCTTTTATTCCTAATAGCATTGGAGAAACAACTCTATGAGCAACTAAAATTTTACTTTGACTTTCAGTTGATAAGAATTGATATTGATTATGAGCATCATTTAACTGAACTGGTGTTATTTCTGCCTGACTTTCTTTATTGTCATTAAAAGCAAGTATAAATTTACCTGCATTTGAACTACCTGAAAATTTTTGTGCAATTCTTTGTTCAATTAATTCTCTTTGTTCTTGGTTTGGTGTTCCATTATTAAAATTAATTAACATACTTGGTGCCAGACCATTCATTATATTGTTTAAATGGTAATTAGATATTTCTTCTTCTAACTCTGCATATTGTAATCCACCTTGATAATCAACAGGAGAGTAATAATAAAATCCTGCTTTATAAGGTTTTATATAATATATCTCAATATTTTCTTTACTTGTTCCAAATGCAGGTATTCTTAAAGGTTTATCTGATGGTTTTATAGTTGTCCAATCATTCCAATAGTAATATCCTTCAATATCTCCATCTTCATTGGCTTTTTCTGCTCTTAAAGTCTCAATAGGAAAGTGTTCACAAATAGATATTTCTGTTCTTGACTTATTATAAACAACTTGAATAGCAGCTTGACCCATTAATTTTAAGTCATAACAAACTTTTTGCACCATTTCTGGCTTTAAAAGAGTTATCATTTGAGCATACTCATTAGGTTTCTTGCTTGAATCGGTTGCATTTAAGCCTTTTCCGTAGATTTGCTGGCTTATTCCATTAATACAGGCGTTATTAGTCGGAGAACCATTATAACGGTCTATAAGAAATTGAAAATAATTATTATCAGCACCATATTGTACCCAATCTCTATTTTTTACTTCTAAAATTTCTGGAGAAGTATAAGTTGCTAAATTTACAAAACTAAATTCTGACCTGTTTTTAGCAAATCTTCCTAAACTATCTCTATTTCTATTTTTTTTCATAATTAAAATACCTTATATGTATTGTCAAAGGAATTAAATGTTTTATATACATCCAAATTTAAATTGTAATATTCATCTTCCATTTGGTCTATTTCTTGGTCTGTACAGAATATTTTATCTCTATATAGAGTATTATCAGTAGTTCTATCTAAATTCCAAAAAGTATTATCATTTTCCCATAATTGATAATTAGTATTCCAAAAATTATAATCTGAATAAAATCTAACATCATAAAAATGTCCTTCAATTAATATTGGATTAAATATTTCATTAAATGTCAAATAATTACCATTCGTAATAGCATTATCTATTTCATAAAATACAGAAATATTAGTACTATCATCTGTGATAGACATAGTGAATTGCTCTCCATAGATTCTTGGAATAACTTTAAAAGTTTGAGCAGTATTAGAAGTATTAAATACAATCATTACCTATATAACGTATTAATTAAGTTATTTTGTAGAAATGTAAATGTAAAAAAAAAGCACCCCTAAGGATGCTTAATTTCAAATATATATTAGAATTATGCAGTTGGGTCAATTACATCTGCATCTATTGGAGTTAATAAAGCAGCACTACTTAAAAAATAAGGTGCAGTTTCTTCCATTCCTTCCATTACAATTGTAAATCCTGATAAATCTCCGGGTGCGGAACCTGTAACTGTAGTTCCTGATGTTAATTCCATTCCGTTTTCAAATCCACATAAAAATACATTTCCGTAATAATCTTCAACTGCTACATAAGGTCTTCCAACTGCAACTACTTGAAGTTCATTTTGAGTTGCTGCATCTAAATATGTAAATGTTGCATTTAGTGTTTGTGTGTAAAAAGTTGTTCCATTTTCACGAGATGAAGTTACAGTTGTTTCTAAATTGGAATTTCCTTTAACGTCCCATTTTGTCCACCCTGAAACTGAACCTGTGAAAGCAGATACTTTTCCATCGGTAAAAGTTAAACCTGTTAAACCACCAAAGTCAGCGAAATAAATTGTTTTTATTCCACCAAATGCTGATTTACAAGGTAAACTTCTTCCTGTTGATACTGTACAAGCCATAGTTATTTAATTTTTTTATAAATAAGGGTAAGTAAGTTTTATCCCACTTACCCTAATTTGAGTTAATATTATGCGTATTCAACGATATCAGAAGCAATTCCGAATTGAACTCCAGAAGTAAACCTCATTACCATTCTTACGTTGTTTGAACCATCTAAATCAACCATATCAAGAACTCTTATTTCTTGGTTGTTGTTTAGTAATCCTGTTCCAAAATATAAATTTGAAACTTCTGCAGCATACATTTTATTATCTGACATACCTGGGCAAACAAAGATTTGAACTCCATCGATAGTTAAAGAACCATTATTCCACCATTGAGTTCCTTTGTTGTCAACCCCTGCGTTAGATGTTGCAGCAACAGAGAATCCACCAAGTGCTTGAACATAAAATTTAGCAACTGAACTTGGAACATAAATTCTTAGTCCA